GAGCTTGCAGACCGCGTCACGCTGGACATGTTCCAGGCTACAATCGCGATTGGCGGTGTTACGCAAGCCGAACTCGGTGCTTATATGCAGATGGCAATTGACATGGGATATATGTCCGAAGAGGGCGCAAAGGCGGCAATGAAGGCTTATGGCAATGCAATTGAAACAATCAATGGGCTGGAGATTGACGAAAAGACCGGCAACGTAACCGTAGACGCTACCGCCGCGTTTGCCACTTTCGACTTGTTAGAGCAATACGTTCTGCTGGACAAAGAGCAGCGTGTGTTTGTAAGGACTTACTATGAAACTTACGGAAATTATGATCCGTATGAGAATTACACGGGACCGACGTACGGAGAAGGCACACGCGCGTCCGGCGGCAATGTAGACGCAGGCACGCCTTACATTGTTGGTGAACGGGGGATGGAATTATTTATGCCTAACACGAACGGGCAGATTATATCGAACGATAAGCTGTTGGAGCTGTTAGGCGGCAACGGGAAAACCGGCAACACCTACAATTTAGTCATGCCAACGACTGCTAATCCGATGGATGTGAAAATGGCATTTGAATTAATGGAGGCTTGGAACGGATGACGGCACCTAAGTTGGAACAAATGAAGTATTGGATTATAGTGCCTGCGGAAGGCACGAATCAAATCAAGAACCCGCGCTTTGACACGCCTGATGGAGTTGAGGATTGGGTGGCTTCTGGTGCTGGTGTTACCATTGCTTTAACGGGAGACAAACAGCGGCACGGCGCGTATTCGATGAAAGTCAACCCGGCTTCAGGCGTTGCAAGCGGCGCTTATTATGCTAACCTAAGCGTAACCAATGGCTTAACTTATACATTTAGCTGCGATGTACTGGGCGTGCAAGGGCAGAATATGCGGATATATATTGCCAATTCAAGCGGTACTCCAAAGAAAACCACCACCTTCGCGGCGACTGGTTATTGGCAGCGCGTATCAGTCAGCTTCCCAGTTGTAGAAACAGTAACAACCTATCGTGTCTATGTAGTCCGTGACGCAGTTGCTTCTACGTTGCCGTTTTATGTGGACGGCGCGCAATTCGAACAGGCTTCAAAGGCTACCACTCTCATTCATGGTTACGAACCAGGTTGCGGGTGGACAGGCTTGGCGCGTAATTCATCTTCATACAGACCGGGCACAACGGCGGCTGGTGGGGAATTAATCTGCATCAATGATTATGCCAAAGTGATAACATCTTATGGCTTAGGCATGGGTGACTGGAATCAAATCATGACCAAGATGACTTCCGGCGGCGATATGTACCAAACGCATATCCGCAAAAGCCGGAATTTCACGCTGGTGATCGCCTATTCTGGAGACAATCAAGGCGAATTGCAGGCAAATAGAAAGGTCATTCTGGACGCCCTGCGCCCGGACTTGGCCGAAGGGCAAACGCGTATTATCCGCTACCAGGGGTTTGACGCGAATGGGAACGAGGCTACCGAGCCGATTGACATCGTTTGCGTATTTCAACCGAGCCACGCCGACACACCGGACACACCGGTATTTCAGAAGGACATTCTGAACTTCACCGTTCCGAGCGGCCTGTTTCAAGGCGCATACCAGGAAGGCAAGGAACTTGACCTTTACGCCGACTTTCCTGCTGAACATATCGTCAAGCGCGATCCACAGGGCAACTGGTGCAAGTGGAATGGATCAGCTTACGAGAGTCTGATTACGGGGCTGAATGGATCGGTCTATTGCATGGCTGAAGCACCGGACGGCAAGATTTATGTTGGGGGCAACTTTACAGATGCTGGCGGTGTTGCAAACGCAGATTATCTGGCGCGTTGGAATCCGGTAACAGAAGCATGGGAAGCGTTGGGTATTGATTACACTGGCGCAACTGTCAATTACGTTAGAGCTATGGCTTTTGATGCGAATGGTGACTTGTACATTGGCGGCTTTTTCACCAACTTGGGCGGGTCAAACGGAGACCACATTGTCAAAATCACCGGCTTGGACGGAACTCCAGCTATAAGTCCACTCGGAACTGGTTTGAGCAGTATTTGTAATGCAATAACAATCGGCGCAGACGGTAGTGTGTATGCCGGAGGAGAATTTTCGTCCGCTGGTGGCGTAGCTAATACAGGTTGCATCGCCAAGTGGAATGGCTCGGCTTGGAGTGCGTTGTCTACTGGACTAAGCATTGCTGTACTCGCACTTGTCTTTGCGCCAAACGGAGTTTTATACATCGGTGGGGCTTTTAAAGGCGCCGCTTACCCTTATTTATGCAAGTGGAACGGAAGCGCGTTTTCAGCAGTTGATAAGAGCACAGATATTAACGGCATTGTTTGGACACTTGCGGTCGGCGAAACTGGTTGGCTGTACGTTGGTGGACAGTTTACCGACGCTGGTGGCATTGCAAACGCTGATTACATTGCGAGGTGGTCGGGCTCTAAGTGGGAAGCATTAGGGAGTGGAACAGATAATGCTGTTTATGAAATCGCTATCAAATCCGGCAAAGTCTATGTATCAGGTGCGTTTACTAAAGCTGGCTCGCTCACTCTTACAGACCTCGCAGCTGTGTGGAGTAATGGCGCGTGGCAACCGCTTGACATCGACCTTCCGAGTTATGGCTATGTTCGCTCAATTCTACCCGCCTCAGACGGCTCACTCTACATCGGCGGTACGTTTACAACCACAGGTTCAACGCCGGACGTGAACGCTGAAACTGGCGTCGTGGCGCTCAATCTGAACGTAACAAGCGCAAGCGCGAACACGTACCCGTTCATGGGAGTGTACGGGCCGGGCACGCTCAAGTCCATCACGAACTACACGACCGGGAAGTCGGTAATGTTCGACGGGCTGACATTGCAAGCGGGCGAGTGGATTTCTCTGTCCTTCGACCCGCTCAACCTGCAATTCAGAGGCGGGTGGGCTGGCAGGGGCAACCTGATGCGCTACGTTGTGGCCGGCTCGGATTATGGTGACTTCTACCTGTCACCCGGCGCAAACTATCTCTCGGTCTTCATGACCGACACGACCGCCGCAAGCGGCGCGTGGATTCAATGGACGCCGCAATTTTGGGGGCTTGACGGAGCGTTACTGTGAGATACGAGTTAGTTTGGTACACGCACGAGGGCGTCAGAAAAGGCGTAATTCAGGCGTTTAACGGGCTTGAGTACGTCAAGACCCAGAACGCGATTGGCACGCTGGTGGTAGACTTGCCGCGCGGGCTGATGCAGTACGATCAATTCGCAGTCGGCGACATATTCGAGATATGGCGGGAAAAGAACGGTACGCTGGAGCTGCAGAACGAAACGGCCTACTTCCTGCAGGACTGGGAATTCTGGACGGATAGCGACGGGGCGGAGTATATCCGGCTTGTAGCTTTTGACGCGAATTGGCTGTTGGATACGGCGATTGTATGGGCTTATTCTGGCAGTGCAGCGGCAAGTAAAACGGGCAAGCCGGACGATATGCTGAAGGCGATTGTAAAAGAACAATTAGGCGCGGATTCGGGCATTGCTTCACGAACGAAACTAACTTGCGCGCCGGACTTGAGCGCGGGCGGGGCAAGTATTACTAAGGACTTTGCCTATCGGAATGTATTGACTACTTTGCAAGAAATATGCGAAGTGGCGCAGGAAACTAACGACATTTGGCTTGGCTTCGATGTGGTTAGAACCGCGCCGGGACAATTTGAATTTCGGACTTATACCGGGCAGCGTGGGCAAAATCACGGGCGCGCCTCTGGAGATCCGCGCTTAGTTGGCAGGCAATACGGCAACCTAAGTGAAGCTTCGTTTGGCACTTACCATTCCGACGAGCGCAATGTAGTCTTAGTTGCCGGGCAAGGGGAAGATGCCGCGCGGACATTAGTCACCCGTTCTAATACTTCCAGAATGAACGCAAGCAAGTGGAACAGGCGCGAGTACTTCAAAGACAGCCGGGACGATTCTACCACCGCCGCGCTTGAGGCAGATGGCGATGCCGCGCTGGATGAATTCCGCCCGCGTCAAGTGCTGACTGGCACATTACATGACACGCCGGGAATGCAGTACGGCATTCATTATCAATTCGGCGATGTGCTAAGCGCGGAGGCGTTTGGCTACCACGTGGACTGCCGAGTTGGAAGTGTAAAAATAAAAGTGGATCAAGACGGCGGTGAACAATTGGACATCAAGCTGCGAGGTGAACTATGAGCAATTTTGACGAAACAGTGATCCGGCGATTGACGGCGCTGGAACGCGAGGTGGAAAGGTTGCGCGTGAAGGAAAGACCGGTTGGCGGCGGTGGCGGAGTGACCGACCACGGCGCGCTGACTGGACTGTCAGACAATGACCACCCGCAATACTTATTGACAACCGGCAAGGCGGCGGACAGCGACAAACTCGATGGGATTGATTCAACTGGCTTCGCAACCGCAGGTCACGACCACGATTCCGACTATCTTGGCATAACTGCAAAAGCGTCTGATTCAGATAAACTGGACAACATTGATTCAACTGGATTTGTTCAAACGTCTGGTAATCAGACCGTAGGCGGCATCAAGACGTTCACGTCAATTCCAACACTTCCTGCCACTAATCCAACCACAGCAAATCAGGCGGTGCGAAAGGGCTTTGCCGACGCGACATATCTTGGAATATCTGCAAAAGCTGCTGACAGTGACAAGCTGGACGGGCTTGACTCTACGGACTTTGGTCGACCGGTATTCCTTACCACAGCCCTGACTTCGACCAGTTGGGATGGAGACGCATTCTCGAATACATCTAAGACGAAGATTGACCTGTCGAGCGTGTTCAGCGTGCCAGCAGGCGTGAAGGCGGTGCTGGTGAAAGTCTCGCTAAGAGATTCCGGTTCGGCTGCTACATCGTGCCTGTTCCAGCTTTCAGGTGTTTCATCTGGAACAAAGTATTCATTGACGGCGCAGGCATCTCCAATAAATGACCGATATGCGTATTTCAACGGGATTGTCCCTTGCGATGCCAACGGTGATATTTATTATCAGATTGCCGCAAGCGGCACGGGGACGATGGATGTGTTCCTTGAAATCTGGGGGTACTGGCTATGAAACCCATCATCGACATTAGTTTCTACCAAGATCCGGCACTGATCAACTACGATCTACTCGCTGCCAACGTGAGCGGCGTGATACTTCGCGCATGCTATGGCATCTGGAAGGACACCGCGTTCGACCGGCATTACGCCGAATTTACCGCAAGGGGCGTGCCATGCGGGGCGTACCATTACATTATCGGCTCGCAGTCTATGCAAGCGCAGGCGGACGCGTTTAACGTGGCAGTCGGCTTGAAGGACATGCAGCTCGGCTGCTGGATTGACGTGGAAGACACGCGCGAAGGCACGCGGCTTTATCGAGATCAAGTATTGATATATGCCGAAGAACAGCCTGACATGGGCATCTATACCAGCAAGGGCGCATGGAACTCGATTATGGGCGGCGTTTACTTGAATGACCGCAAGTTGTGGGTGGCGCATTACACGACCAACCCTTACCCGCTGTTGCCTACCGGCTGGCAAAGTTGGTGGTTGTGGCAATTTACTTCAAGCGGACGGCTTGCGGGCTACGCTGGCAATCTGGATACCAACCGCTTCAATGGCGATGATGCAGACTTTGCGGAGTGGGTCGGTGGGGAAGTTCCTGCTGAACCAGAAAAGTTGTTCGACGCGCGCGTAGTCACCACGCCGCCTAACCGCTTACGCACACGCTATACTCCGGCTGGGTTGGTACGCCCTGAAGCGGACTGGCTGCAATCTCAGGCAATCGTGCCGGTGTACGAAACGCACTCGACCGGCTGGTGGCGCGTTGCACCGGAAGCGTGGTCTTCTGCCACGTGGATGCAGCGAGTTGACAACTTGCCGCTACCACCACCCATGAGCGGCAATTACGCCTATTACGGCGGAGTCTATAACCAGCGTGACATTCGTTGGGCGGCTCACCCACTCGGTACTAAGTCTACCATCGGCGCGCATGGCTGCCTGATGACCTGCGCCTCTATGGTCTGCAACTTCTTCGGGCACGCAAGCAATCCGCTCCAATTGAACAATTGGCTGACCGCAAACGAAGGCTATCTTGATGGAAACCTGTTTTTGTGGGCTAAGATCGAGGAACTGTACCCAGACATGAAATTTAGCGGGTTCGTCTACAATCCCACCACGGCGCAAATCAGGGAGGCGATATTGGCTGGCACGCTCCCGATTATGTACGTGGACTT